CTACGGTTTGTCCGGGAAACCTTTCGGGCGCAGCTTGGTGCGGTGATCGGGCGGCGTGGTGCCGAAGCGCGCTCTGCCCCGGAAATAATCCTTCTGCCATTTCGCAGCCTGCGCCTCGGATCCCGGTATTTTGAGGCGTTCGTTGAACACTCGCCTGCTTTCGGCCCATTCCGCATAGGCTTCGCTCACCTCCGGATCGGAATCCATTGCACGGATTTCGGGTTCGACCTGTTCGACCAGACCGCGCTTCACCGGAAAGATCATGCAGAACGGCTCGTCCCGGGCAAAGGCGATGGGGGTGTTCTTGCGGGTGAATTTCCAATTCATCGTGAAGGTGAATGGCGACCAATCGGTCTCGATGATCCCGGTGAGCGGCTGAATAGCGTCCTTGGGCTGGTTGAACGGCCCGGTTGCCGCGAGATCGTAGCCCGGGTCGGTGCGGAACAGTGCGTTGACGTTAAAGGTCAAGACGCCAGAGCCGAAATGACTGCTCGCGACGAGCGAGGCTCCCGGATCGGTCGGCCTCACCCCAACCGCATCGATCCCCGCCTCGCCATTCCACCACGCGACGAACGGCGCCGGGTTCAAGATCAGCCAGCCATGGGCATTGGCGATGTTGAGCGGCAGGCAGCGATAGGCAAAGCCGCTGTTGGTGCGATCCATCCATTCGCGCTCCATCGGCGCGGGGATCAGCTTCGGCGGTTCACCCGAGGTGGGATAGCAGATCAGTCGCATCTCGCACCGCCTCGATTCGCCCGTTGAATTCGCTCATTTTTTCGCCCTTATTGTCAAACTTGTCGGCCGGGGTTTGACAATTTTGTTCCCCTGCCGTGCTACCCGATCGTCGCCAGCGCCGCTTTTGCGAGTCCCTCTTGCCCGGCTGCCGCCGTGTAGTTGGCCACTTCGCTAAGGCTCTTGTGGCCGGTCACGGCCATGATTTGATGCACGGTGCAGCCGGCTTCCGCGAGGCGGCGGGCGGCGGCTTTCCGCAACCCATGTGGTGCGCAGTTTTCCGGCAAGCCGGCTGCCTGGACGCGGGCGCGAAACCAATTAGTGAAGCCGGCCGGCGAGAAGGGTTTTCCGTAAGCCGTAACCAGAAAGGTCATATTCGCGGACGGGTCTGCGTTGAGCGCTCGTTGCAGCTCGGCATGAATCGGGATCGACAGCCGGGTTCCGGTTTTCTGCTGTTTGACCTGAATCGACCCGCTGCGAATATGTTGGCGCCCCATCGTCACCACATCGGAACGCCGTTGCGCGGTGTAGAGCAACAGCGCGAACGCCAGCCGCTCACGTGAGCCGATCGGGTATTTCGCCTCGAATGCGGCAATCTCGGATTCGGTCCAGCTATGAAATCCGGTGGTGCGGAAATTGAGTTTGCGCACCGTGAGGGTGGGATTGTCACGCCGCCAATTGCGCTCGACGGCGAAGTTCAGCAGCATCCGCAAGATGCGGCGAAGGTTGTTCGCGGCGGCCGGGGTTTCGGCTTTGGCGTCCAGCATCGCGCGAATATGGCGAGCTTCAATCGCGGCAACCGGCTTGTCGCCATGCTCGCGGCGAAACGGTTCCATGATGTTGCGGTAGGTTTTCTGTGAGATCGCAGACAGCATTTTGAATTCGGCCGATCTGTAGTAGGCGACGATCAGCGCGGAGAATGTGCCGGCGCGGGTCCGGTCGGCGCCTACCTCAAGAGCATTTTCACCGGCGAACGCCGCCTGATATCCGGCCATGAATTCGGCCGAACCGGGCAAGCCCGGAAGCATCAAGCGCTTGACACCCGGCCGGCGAAAATAATAGCGCCATTTCCCGTGACGATCCCTGAACGCTTGAACGTAGCGCAACGACAGCTTGGTCATAATACCGAATCCCATGGATTATCGAGCGTCTCACCGTCATCCGGCAGGGAATCGAACGCGGCATCGATTGCCAGCCTATCCCAAATTTTGCGCCCATCGACTCGCTTCGGCGGCGGCATCCGGCCATCCGCAACGAGCTGGTCGAATTTACCCGGTGAAAGGTTAAGGTAATACGCGGCCATGACGCGCGACAGTCCGCGCGGCGGCAAGCTCAGCGGGAGGGGAGCTACCTTGGCCATCGGGGATCACTGGCAGACGTGCCCTAGGAGCCCCTACGCTGCCCGCTGGTAGGGGTAAGGCGAGTCCGGGGTGTCATCACCGGCCAAGTAGACGATGATCGCCTCCACCGGCTTCAGGCGGCCCGTGCGGACAATGATCCGGCCATCCCGGATGACGACGACAATACGGCCATCTTTCACGAAGAAGGCGCCGGGGCAACCGCGCCAATCTCGCCAGTGAATCCACTGGTCACGCGGTGACGAATGCTCTATAGTTGACATGGGTTCGCCTTTCTTTTCCCGAAGCGGGGCGTTACTCGCGCAAATGGAGCCGGTGGGGCTAACTAGATCCTCGCCGGCTCTTTTCGTTATTCGGGGCTCAGCCGGACATTGACGGTCGGACTCGGATTGGCGGCAGCGCTGAACGCGATGCCGATTGAGAGGTTGCTGGTGGCCACGTTCGTCACCAGCATCGCCGTGTTGTCCCAAAAGAGGGCGTCCCCGATGGCGAACGCCTCCGCGCTGACCTTGGGGAGCGTCCAGACTCCCGTCACGCACAGCGTCACCGGGCCGCCGGCCACGGCATCCGATACCGACACGCCGAACAGAAGGGCGCCGACTTGCACCCCACTGCCGCCGGGAGCAGTGACGGGCGAGCTGGCCAAGTCGATAGCGTGACCGCGCTGAACATAGTTTTGGGCCATGGTTGGATTCTCCTAATAGCCGTACCAGCCGAAGCGCCTATCCAAGTGCCCCAGCCCTTTTGACGTGCGAAAACGAATCGTGGTCACGGGCGCCCCGGCTGTCATCGCGACAATCATTTCGGTGACCGAGGTAATGGCCCGTTCCATTTCGACATCGTCTTTGTAAATAACGGTGCTGCGGAAGGCGTCGCGAATCTCCTTGACGCCACCGATGCGCTCCTGAATCAGCCGGTCGCGCAGGTCGATCAGTTGCGCGAGCGTGATGCCGGTCGGGATGGTGGGCGCGGCCATGGCTTACGCCCCTGCGTTGGTGTAGCAGCCTCGGAAGTCCAATGCCCCGCAGCCGAAATCGAGGATGACGCGGAACTCAAGCCCGAGATGTTCCCAGCCGGCCCGGCTGAGCATCTGAGGGCCAGGGGCGCCCGCCAGGAACGCGTATTCGAGAACGGGCATGATGGCCGGGTCCGCGAAGAGGTACCATCTCAGGCCGCTCAGGCGAGACTCTACGGCCACTTCAAAGGCGCCGGCCAGGGTGTTGACCGCTGCCGCGCTCGGCGGGTAGTAGCTGGCGACACCCTGCCGGGCCAGCGTTTCGAGGGCGGCCGGCACAAGCAAGGTTTTCGGCACCACATTGATCGGCGTCACGCCGTCGATGCCCTTCTGCGAGCGCATGGCGAGAACGCCAGCGGCGAGCGTCGTCAAGGCAATCGCCCCGGCGGCGCTGCTGACATTGCCGTGCGCGGCATTGAAGAGGCGCACGCTGTCGGTTTGGAGAGTCGGGCCAAGCCCGGCGCCCTGCGTGAGGAGCTGGACAATCAGGTTGTTCTGAGTCTCGGCAGCGGCCCGGCCTTGGGCGGCACTCATGGAGCTGAACGCCCCAAGGTCATCGTTGATCAGGGCTGCCCTTGTAATTGAAAATATTTTTCCATAGGTGGCAAGGCTGTAGGCTTCCGCTGCCTCGCCGACTCCACCATGAGTGACTTCGCCGCCTTCTCCGACGACTTCAAGCAACTCAAGCTCGCCAAGCCGGATATTCGTTTTCTTGCGGAAATCGTTGTTCGTGCTTTCTCGGGCCAATTTGAACACCGGCGACAACGCGAGCTGATACTGGTTGAGCAAGATGCGCTGCCCGGTCGATTCCAGCAGCGCCGGCAAATCCGTTATCGAGATGGCACGAGTGATCAGCGCCTCGGTTGAGAGCCCAAGGACTCCCGCCTCGCCGCGAGCGGCCAACAGGTTCCGGGCCATGTCGTGCAAGCCCATCGGGCGGAACTGCCGAGCGTCTTCCGGCAGCTCGCCGGGCACCCCCAGGCGATGGCTCAATGCGGCACTCATCCGAGTGAGGAGCGTCGCCGGGTCATCGCCGCTGGCGCCAATCTGCACGGCCGGGATGCGCACGCCGCGCCGCACAATCTCATCAAACGCGGCGGCGCGGGTTTGCTCGATTGTCGAGTTGCGATCGATCAGCGAGTCGGCGAATTCGGCGGGCAAGCCGGCGGTGCGGCAGACATTGCGGATTTGCCCGTTGATCTCAGCGCGATTATCTGGCGCCGGGTCGGGCGTCGGCGCGTTCCGGACGTGCGCCCCCGGATCGGCGGGAATGGCGACGAAACTGATTTCCCGCGGTTCCCAATCAACAGCCGTGCGCACGCGCCCGCCATTCGGGCCGGTGCTGTCCTGCCACTTGTTGACCTTGTAGCCGATTGAAAGGTGGCGGATCACGCCGTCGCGGATATCGCCGACGATATCGGCAACATCGGGCCGGCTGCTGAGGCGGATTGTAGCATGGCCGGCGTGCCCATCGGTTGACGGGTCGCTGACGGTGCCGACGATATCGCGGACTCCGCTCTGTTTGTGAGTGTCGAGAACGGAAGCGCCATTCAGCCTGTCGAGGTGCACATGGCCCGGCGCAAGGCTCAGGATTTCGCTGAAATTGCCGCCGGCATCGCGCCGCTGAACCGCAGCGCCGGTTGACCAGATGACGCGAACCGTGTGGTTCGTCGGGTCAAACGAATTCGGCTCGACAGCAGCACGAATCGACAGCAAGTCGTCAACCGGCGCATCGCGGGTCAAAAGTAAGTTATCGGTCATTCTGTCCGCCTTTCAAATTCGAGAATTCGGCCATCCGCGTCATGCTTGAGAACCTTGGTACGAACCACCGTTCCCGGTGGCGTCACCGGCGGCGCCACGCTGAAATTCAGCCCGAGCGCTTTCTCGCGGGCATGGTCTGCGGCGATCTCGGCATCGAGCTGCACCACGTCGTAGCCGCGCTCGGCGACGCTCTGTTTCCGGCTCTTCAGGCCGGCCGCGATCAGCGCCACCTCGGCTTCCGCGTCTTTGAGTGGATCAACCCATGGGAATCCGGGCGGGTACCAATCGACAGACAGCCACGCCTCGGGGTCGTCTTCGAAGCCGGGCGCGTCAATCCGGCCGGCGAGGATTTCCAGGGTGAGCCAGCGACGCCAAACCGGGCGAAGGAGCTGCGGTATGAGTTGATGGTACTGGATTTGCTCGATGCGGCGGCGGAACTCGACAAGGGCAGCTCGAAGGCTTGAATAATTGGC